AACCTATATAGGGTTCTATTTCTCTCGTTATGCTCTTGCCTACATTTATTGTGGTCAATCCATTATTCAAGTTGTCTAATCTTTCAAAAAGCATATGGTCGAAACCTGGCTCTACCTCAAAGTCATCACCATCATAATTAAAATCTGCTTTTAGGTCACCATAGCCTATATCATTCTGTAGCCTATACTGATGCCCAAGTATTGCCTCAGTCTCTGCATACTTAAACTCAATACGCTTGTAGAGAGGTGTTCGTTTAACGCTCACCTCATCTACCTTAGTGTATTCTGTTATGTCTCTTGTACTACCCTCACCATACCAATCATCTAACGGCTCAATATCATAGGTAGTTTCTCCTGTTGGAACTAAGACTAAATTGAACATCTTAAACAGACCGCTCATAAAGTCTGCTATCTTCTGCTCAGGCATTTGCTCACTTACTACAATTGTTTGTGTGATGCTTTGTGCCGCACCTGTGTTACTTGCCTGAACTTGAGTAGTAGTAATGAGTGGATTTAACGGATTGCCTGTTCTCTCATTTTTTGTGATTACCAAAGTAGCACCTGAAATTGTTATACTACCCCCTGAGTCATCACCTGAGGCTATCCTTATGCTATAGACACCTTGCTCTACTACATAGAAAGTTCCTGTTGCACTTGTACCCTCATCTATACTTGCTACGAAAACATTGTCTTTGAACAATTGGGCTTTTGTAGCAGAACTGCCTGTATAACCATAGGTAATAGTAATGTAATCCCCTGCTGGTAACACCTCTGTCTGTGCGTAATTGCTTGTAGATAGATTCCACCTTGACCCTATCGTGTTGGTTATGGTAGTGTCAAGAAATAAGGTCGTAGCACTTTGCCCTGACGGTTGGTCTTTAAACATATACCCTGCTCTCCTATGACACCACATAAACAACTTGCCAAAGTCAGCAGTAGCAAAAAAGTCACTATTGAAAGTGATACTATACTTGCTCTCTATAGCATCAATAATCTTCTGCAACTTGATGGCTGGTTTAAGATCATAATAGAACACACCATGTAAGTCTGCTTGGGTATGATATGCTATATTGTTAGGTGCAGGTTGACTGCCACTTGAGTTGTAATACCAATTTGCTACAGGTGAGATAAGAGGGTAAATGATTGCATCACCTGTACCTGAAACATAGCCGTTAAATCCTGAGGCAATGTTGGTATCATTGTAATCGTGATTCTGTGCAGACAGGTCAAGGTCATTCAAAGTGTCATCTCCAAACAAGTCTTTTAACGCAGTAGTCTTACTATAGAATGATACGCTATAGGCATAAGGTTGCATATTTTTCATCTGTACTTCCTCAAGTTCTATAACACCTGTTTTAAACAGGTTGTTATTTATCTCTATAAAAGCTGATGTGTGCAGGTTGGCATCAAAGCCACCGCTCACATCTACATTATAGTAGTGCTTAAATACCTTGTTGTTTGTGGGTGATGCTGGTATAGTAAAGCCCTTTGAGAAATCACCAAACACCTTAGAGATGTCTGTGACATTTTTAACGCTCATGCTTATCTCTATACTCTCATCAGGAAACAGGTCTACTTTCGTATCTGATATATACAGGCTAACTCTATTCATAGATAGTGTCGTATGCGTATTGGAAATCTATAGTGTAGTTAATCGTATTGTCATTGATATGCTTTTGTAACTGCAATGAGTTGGTCACTACATTGACAGGCTTACCATCAAGCAACAAACGCTCAGATGCTAAAAGCTGACTCATAACCTCACTATAATCCTCACCTACAAAACCTGTGTTGCAGGTTATAGAGTTTCGGTAATTGGTGTTGTATCTCTTGTACTGCTCAAGGGTTGTATCATAAGTAAACCCTGCACTTGATGAACTACCTAAGGCTCTTTGATACTCTGAGGTTCTCGTTTGCATCTGCTCTTGGCTACTCTTAAAAAAATGTACAGACTCCCAAACACCATTGCGGTTAATGAACCGCAGGTGTAGGGGTGTGTACTTAGGCTCACAGGTAGGGTAGAATCTTCTGCTATCTAAATCATACCCATCCTTATCTCTTAGAATAATGTCAAAGTATTCTGTATAGTTAAATGCCTCACCCTCGCTGGTATACCAAGCAGATAGATTTGTTACACCGCTTGGTATAGTAATGATTCTCTGCTCAGGTTGTGTGCCTGTAATCTGTGCCTCTGTAACTGCAAAGTCTACATTATAGTCATTGTCTGCAATGACCCTTACCTCTTGCAATCCAAAATTACCGCATGAACCGTCATCCTCAAAAGTGCCTGAGTCAGCAATTACCCTTGCCTTAAATCCCCAATACAAATCAAGACCCTCTTGGTATTTTCCAATATACACAGGTACTACATCATCTCCTGTTAAGGGTATGTACTTCTCAGCATCAATACTTACAAAACCCTGAGAGACTTCTTTATTAGCACCCTCCTCATACAAGTGGTAGCCATTAGACACCTCAAAGGTGTCTGTGCTACCTGTATCATTTTGTGCTACAGGTGTAGATTGAGTGTCTAAATAGTCTACATCAAAATCTACCTCAACATACCACACAGACTTGTCAGGCACATTGCTAATGTCAGTAACATCAAAACCGCTATAGGCATTCTCTATGTACTCCTTGATAAACTCAGAGATGTCAAAGGACACATCTGAACCTGAGAACTTATCCCTAAACAAGGTGTAGGTTGCAGAGGCTGGTTTACTGCCTATCGCATCGTTCCATATAAATATCTCAAGTTCTACGCTCGTGAGAGTTGTGGCAACGCTACTATAACTTGCCGTAATATAAATTGGACTCCTTGCCCCTACTAATGTACTTGGTGCTATTACTCCCATATCAGAAAGGTCTTACCTCTTTTAAAAATTCTTCAACATCTAAGGCAAGTGCCTTAACAAACTCATCAGGTAGTTTTTCAAACTCATCTCTAAACGGCTGACTGAACCATTCCGTTTTAGGTATGCCTCGTATCTTGATCTTACGAGCAATGGCAAATGCCGCTTGTTCTTTACCCTCTTTTGTTACCCTGATGAACCTATTAGTCTCAGGGTCTCTGAGTCGTATGTTCTTGTCATCCATCCATTGCTTTATGTCCATCATAGGAGGTTGCAATGCTCTAAATGAGAAACGGCTATTACCTGGCACTCTGTGCTTAGTACCATCAACACCCTCATCTAAGAATGTACCATAACGCTCAAAGAAAAACTGCAATGCAGGGTGAGGGCTTATTGAACTCACATAGCTAATGGTGTCCTTGAGTCTACCTGTAGAGACATTTCTCCTGCGCTTAGTAGTACCATCATTATACCTGATGTTTCTTGTAGCACCGAGATTTAGCCTTGCCTCTTTTTTGACTTTCTCACCAAAGGCTTTCATCACCGCCTCCTGATTGGCTTTGTATATCTTAGCACGAGCCATTAACAGATAGTTGTATTGTTTGGGGTCTGTATGTTCAGCGTGAGAGACCAACCTACCAAGAGGTTCTCATACTTGTCCATCACAGGCTGACATGAGGGGTCACCCTCAAGCTGGTACTTGTCTGCGAACAAGTCCCCCCTCTTGAGGTATTGTACCAACTCATTACACACCACAAACATAGTGTTAAGAATATCCTGCTCATTGGCTACACCTCTAAACGGAATGCCTGAGGCATCCTTTACATTGCCCTTATTCACATCTGCCAAATCCAATAGGAGTAGGCTGATGCTGAATGTGTTTACTTGACTTGAGATTGTTGCATTGTCAATCATCATATGAGCCAATGGAAATATAGTCTGCTTGTTGAGGTCTACCTCCATAATGTCCCCAAAGGTGACGGTGTTAATGCTCACATCTGCCTCAAGGTGTTCTTTGATTTTTGTAAGAATGTCATATACCATATTAGGTTAACTCATATGAGTCAATCTTGTAGCATATACCTATGATCTTTTTTGCTTGATTAAGGCAGTCTCTACCTGATTCTTTTCTTTGTCAAATATCATCTTCAGGAATATCTTTTGAAACGGCTCTAAGGTAATTGAGTCGTGCTTGATTATATCACCTCCTGCTAAGTGGTCAATGGTCGCATACCATCCCCACTTCTCTGTAAAGTTAGCCTGTAGGCTATAGTCTACTTGCTCTCTTTCTTCTGAGTCGGGTGGGAAGAGTTCAGGGTATCGTTTGATAACTCCCTTTTTAAAGTCCAAAAAAAAAGCGTTGCACCCAATCCAGCACCAAGAGGGAAATCTTTAAAACCATCGTTAGGTTTATAGTCTTCTATCAGGTACTTGTTACCTACCCTGTTTTTGACAGGTCGGTAAAGTACCCCTAATGCCTTGTGCATATTCTTTACATCAGTAAGGTATGTATCAAGGTCTATGTACTCACCAAAGGATAACTCCTCAAGGTTGGGTATGAATCCATACTCCTCACCTCTAAAGCTGACAATGGGCTGGAGTTTATGCTCTTGACCGATAAGGGCAAAGAGTTCATTGCTGAGTCCGTAAAAGTCTGTGGTCTTCATTCTCATGCAATCCCTCAGGGACATACCTAAGAATATCTCACAGGCTTTCATTGTCTTAAAGTTGTTCTCACTATCCTCAATACTCATGTACTCCTGATATTGTGCTATAGTCAATTCATCACAACTCTCAGGGAACTGCACTTTAACGGATTGCATATCTGCCATAATTTGGTCTTGTTAGTTTGTTGTATGTAGCATAGCGCATAGAATCAATAGCATGATTCCAAGCATCTATAGGTTTGTTTATAAGTTTGCCGTTTTTGTCCTCTTGCCATTTGTAGTTTCTCATCTCCTTGACCAGGTTAACACCCTTGACAAATAGCTTGTATCTCTTCAGGACATCTATACCTGCATTGATGGAGTCAGCCCCCTTTTTGGTGGGCTTGACATTCCATCCCATGCGGTACAACTCCTCTATACTTTTAGGCTCTGCACTATCTGCAAATATCTCTGTCCTCTTATCTATACCTAAGGCTTTCATGCGCTCGGATATATCTCTGTTGGTTAGGTTGGTTTCATATAGCAACTCTTCAATGTAGAGGCTATGATCTTTTTCATAGACTGCTACTAAAGAGGTAGGGTCATTAGTAAATCCAAAGTCCATACCCATAGCTAAGAACTTAGAGTCCTCAGGTCTTGCCTCCTCTGTAAAGGTAAAGATAGTTGCCTTGCTCTGACCTCTCTCACCTAACCCATAGATACGCCAATAGTCTTCATCTGTATCTTTGAGCCTCTCTATCTCTGTAATGATACTACGCTCTAAGAATGGATTGTCTAAGTAGGTACTCTTTATAAAGGTGACATCATCTCTTGTGAGTAGTTTGTCGTATATCCAATGGAAATCATCAGAGGGGTTGTAGTCAAGGTAAATCTTCTCTGTGGTTCTAACCAGCAATTGAAAGAAATCCTCATAGCTGAGTTCGTTTGCCTCATTACAAAATAGGTAGTGCCTCCTTGCCCCCCTCTTTTTCTGAGGTTGGTCAAGAGAGACAAACTCTATAATGTTGTTGTTAAGCCTGTAGATGTGTTCTGACTTGTTGTGGTCTCTCTCATTGTATAGACCTGCATTCTCAAGTATCTCTATGAAGTCTCTGAGGGCAGTCATCTTTAATGACGGTAGGGACTTCCTAACAATAGTAAAGACCTTGCCTCTCTCAGACAAAGCCTTGACCATAATGAGTTGTAAGAGTGAGTATGTTTTACCGCTACGAGTACCTCCCTGATTGACTACGATCTTGGTAGGGGCATCCCAATTGCGCTCAAATATCTCACTCGTTTGTAGTGCTACGCTTGACAATTTCTATTTTGACTTCATTAACCTCATCATCAGTTTCAATCTTGTTTTCAACTCTTGCGAGTTTTGGCGTTGTGTACTCAGCCATTTTACTGATGATGTCAAGTGCCTCCTTTGGTGATTCACTTGCCACATCTGTAAGCCATAGAGTCATGTTCTCTAAGTTATCCTCTACCAGCTTTGTAAACGCCTCCCTGATTTTGTTGGTGTTCTTATTAGGTGTACCCTTTTGTCTGCCACCTTTCTTCTCGTGTCCTTTTGCAAATGCCATACTAAATAATACTACTATAGTATGTTAACCTATTTCTTGGTTATCTGTTTCGCTACCTCTTCTCGTATGATTTTGTCTACAATCTTCTTTTGGGTTCTCCTGGCTCTCCTGTTAGGTTGTGCAGGTATTTGTGGCAGTTCTACAAACTTGCTTACAAAGGATTGCTCATCTGAGGATAGCTGACCTCTAAGGTGTACTTGTATTAAGATGTGGAATAGGTGGTTTAAGTTATTCCTATTGATTAGCACATTTGCGCTACCTGAATCTTCACTCATCTTTTTTTAGTGTTATCTCTTTCAACAATTTTTTATCTACATTCAAATAACAAAAGTATGCCTCAGATTTTACTCCATAGGCATACCTTGCTCTTTCTTTGTTGGTCATGTTGGCTAAAGCTATAGCCTCGCTCAACCTGCCCATTACATTCTAATTAACCTCAGCCTCCTCTGATACTTGCGTATGAGGAGTGCTGAGTTTGTTAGCTGGTTTTGTATCTCTTCAGACCAACCAAACCTACTCGCTTGGAGCGTGAGGTTTACTTGGTCAATCATGAGCATATCAAGATACTTCTGTACCTCTCGGATGTGTCTGTATTTCCTAATCATTTTCAATACCATTTTCATCTCTGTCTCTGTAGCATAGTTCTATGATGGTCATAGTTGTTCTACGATTAGTGAGATATTGTTGTAGCCCATCTCTCTCAACTTTTGCCTACAATCTCTTGCCTTTTGTATAGTGTCAAAAATATATTCTTTGGCTTTGATCTTGATTCTGTACTGCAACTTTCTCATAATATAAATTTGCTAAGTTCTTTCTTTTGGCTCTCATTTAAGTTCCAAGTCTTGTACATATACTTCAGGTAATCCTGAGGCACTTGGCTTAATTTTAAGCCCTTGTATTTACCTCTCCTGAGTACACCGTCAAGGTGTCTCCAATGAGGCAGGGGTTTGCTAACATTGTATTGGTTAGCATAGTTGGTCATATGCACCCTCTTAGTCTTGGTCTTTCCGTACTTATAGTTATTCATAACTTTCCATGTATTGTATAGTTATTCACCTCTTGCTGAATGTCCTCAAGGTTGCGGTCTTCAAAAAAGTCTGCGTATTGCTGGAGGGCAAACTTGACTTTCTCCTCGCCCTTGTTAAAGAAATCCTGAGAACAGGAGTACACCCCCACATCACATGAGAGTTTATCTATGACCAAGAACTTGAACTGAGAATAGTCAACATCAAATAGGGTACAATAGATGTACACTTGAACATCATAAGAATACTTGAACCTGGCACTATAGACAAAATTCCTGAGGTCGCTGGTTGTTTTCAGGTCAATGAGTCCCCCCTTATTCTTTAGGATGTCTGCCTTAGCCCTGAATGGGTATCCCTCTATATAGTCTACTGCGGCTACCTCAAACTGACTATCTCTAAGCAGTTCAACTGCCTCTGCGTTTTTGAATAACGCCTCAGTCAGTTTCTCTGCCTTTTGTTTCTCCTTAATAGTGTATAGCATATGAGAGGGGTGTTCTGCACTCATCTCTTTCCACTTCTTGGTAGTCTTGGTACTGACATCTGCAAAGACCAAGTCTTTGATCTTCTCAGGCTCTAACACCATCATGTGAATGAGCCTACCATCCCTGAGGGCTTGGCTATTAGTCTCATCCCCATACTGCATAAGGTTGTAGTAGGTGCGTGGTGAGTCAAGCAGTTTCTTGATGTTGGAACTGCTAAAGGCTACCCTACCGAGATAGCCATAATAGAAGTCATCATTAGCGGCTTGTTCTACAAGCCAATCTTGATTGTGTTGCTCTCCATTGAGCATAGTGATTTTTTTAGTCATAGCACTTTTATTTATTAGTTAATTTATATTCCGCAATATCCTGAATCGCAATCATTGAAATCATCATCAAACAATTCCACTTGAGGTTTCCATTTAATAATATCCGAGTATTTAACATCGGAACGAAAGGTACTACCTGCTTCTTCTTCTAAAGATGCAAACCATTCCATCTTCTTAGGTTGCTTATCGTGCATCTTCTTTAGTAGGAGTGGACTTCTCCACCAACACCCTACGCAGTTATTCATATAGGCAAAGCGTACAGGTTTGTCCTTCCAAAATTCTTCAATCGTGTCTTTGAACAAGTGGTCATCTATTAGAGGGAACTTTGGCTTACAATACTCAATAGTCTTCCATTTGTTTTGAGTACCTGTCTTTGTTCTACCAACAATAATTTTAACCTCAGTCATTCCATTATCATTAGTCTTCTCCATCATTCTCTTTGCTCTACCTTGCTCATTAGCACGATAGCCAAAACGCATTGCTACATCTCCCTCAATGTTCTTGTATCTCCATTCTGCAATAGGGATGGTCTTCATATCAGTAGTGCAGTATCTCGTAACCTTGTTAGGAAGATAGTAACCTCCGTTCTTCATCTTGTAAGACTTAATTGTTTGCTCAAAAGTCTTTCCTGTTACCCAAGTGATTTTTCTGCCTATGTACTGCTCAAGGTCAAGCATAGTGTATATGATAGTATCATCCTCTGCCGTTCCGATGAATGGGGCTTGGATTCTATCCTCTACCTCTTGTCGTATTTTCTCATCAGGGAATTTGCAGTTAGTGTCCTCTATGCGAACAAGAGAGAACACATCATAGTCAGCAGGGTAATGTGCCGCTATATAGCTTGAGGTCTTACCCCCTGATAAACTATTCATTGTTTTCATAAAATAGAAAAGCCCCCACCCTTTTGAGGTGGAGGCATTGGTTACTTGTTCTTAGATTTCGTGTTTAATCCAATTATCTAACACATCTACAATCTCATTAGCCTTATCATAATCCATTGAGTATTCATTAACGCAATGTTGTACATAACAATTGGCATCGTAATAATCATGTAGGTCACTAAACTCGTTGATAACCGCTTCAGGATTATTCTTTATAAAAGCCTTGATGTCTGCCTTAGCTTCTGCTATAGTTCTAATGATACTCATGACTTACTTGTTTTGTTGGATAAACTGATTCAAGGCTTGAGTAAGAACCATACTGAGCATTGGTGACAGGTCACCTGTCTCAAGGTTGTGGTCATCGCAGATAGATGCGAAATCAATGTAATCTAAAATGTTATTCATAGCATTTAATTTTGGTTATACCGCAATATACACAAAATAATTAACAATGCTACATAGTGTATGGTATCTCTTTAAACACTATGTCCAGCACATCATCTAACCTCAGGTAGGTGAACACATCTTTAGCCCTCTCTCTACCTACCCACTTATACA